ATCATAACCTTTAATTCGAAGGAACTTATTCTTAGTTAGCCCGTCCCTACCTGGTTCATAATAAATTGAACGCCATTTGAATTTGGGATCAAGTTTAAACTCCTCAAAATCCATATTACTAACAGGTTCGATAACATGATTGACCTTGATCCATGCACTATATGTTCCCACATCGTAAAGCGTCTGAACAGTCTTGCTAACATTCTTATATCCAAATTCGTCTATAAGCTGATATACGGTCATCTCGTATTCACGACCAAATGTATCAACCCTAAGACTGCCATTAATATCTAAATAATATTCACCAGCCGTGAAATTAGTAAAGCGAGTTATTGTATCGAAATCATCTTCCTGAATCATAGCCGATGTACCAATTACACCAGCTTCTTCATATATTAAAGGAAGCGATTTATATAGGTTAGATGATGCGAATACTTTATACATTAAACGCTCAACATGATCAAGCCATTCTCTAACTGGTCCAAATTTATCCATTTCCGGATCAGGTGGAGCCAGACGAAACCATGGGCGAGCAGGAGAAGTGATACCCGTCATGAGGCCGCTGACCAACACCCGACGAGCAAATAAAGGAGTGTTGTTTGTTAATACGTTTCGCTTGTTGCCTTTATTCCTATCAGTAGTCAGGAACTTACCACGCCGAGGACTAAAGTTATCTATTAAATCCTGCCAATGTTTATCCCATGAACTTCTTTCGGACTTCATGGCTCCCATCCGGCGATTTACATAATCCATTGCTGTATTTGGTTTAGTATTGCTTGTATCTACCATTATTTATGCCCCCAAAAGGGTATTACCCACGCCCGGATTAACCTGTGATAGCAATGTTCCTGGATTTATTGCTCCTGCTTTCTCTGCTGCCGCTTGTCTTGGGCTAGAGAATGTTGCTGATGCTTGTGTACGCCTACGACCTTTTGCTGCCTTTGCTGGCTGTATTATTGGCGGCGCCGGTGGTGGCGGCGGTGGTGGTCTGTGTCCTCCTCCTCCTCCACACATATTATAATCCTCCCAAAAAGGTTGTCCCAGTTGACTCGGGTATTAATAATCCTTGAGGTCCCGTAGCAATAGTTGATTTTGATCCTGCAAGATTCCTTGCTCGTTTCTCCGCTTCCGCTCTTGCTCGCCTTACCGAGGGATCAGCCAAAGTAGGCGGTTTCGGTGGCGGTGGTGGCGGCGGTGGTGGTGCTGGCATTGATGGTCCTCCTCCAAAACACATTAGTTCACTCCTTTATAAGGATCAAAATCATGTTGGGCCTGTTTAACTTGATGAGAGATTCCTTTTGGATCTTTACTCACAACAGGCATAGCAAATGTTAAAGCCAAAGCATCGGCTCTGTTCGGTGAAGGGATCCCCCTTCGCTTCATATCTTCTTTTGCTTCAAGTTGTATCTTTCCGTCAAGTCTTGGTTTGGTCTCAGGACCAATTAAATCTGTATGTAATATATCGTCATTTGGGATACATGCGCCATTTTTTAACCATATTCTCATTTCATTCCACATGTGGGCTCTGAGATTGAGGCAACCGGAATCAGGACTTTTCGCACTAAACCATATAACCTGCCAATTGCGACCCATAGTTTTACCAGCACTAGCAACCCCCGTACCAAAACCCCCATCAATATGTACAGCATCAGCATTGTAATCGTCTTCAAGGCGGGCAAGGATATTAGCCATTTCAATATCGTTATCATTTTTCTCCCATACTCCAAGCATTTTACTAAATAGCCCTTGGCGCATATAAATAACAAACTCGTCATCTCCTGACCATGCAGGATCTACACCGATAACAATTGGAGCAAATTGATAAGAAGGTTTTCTAAGCATCCGACCTTTGCAATCTTCTACATCACCTTCATTGATAAATTGTTTTACTGATGATTTAGGAAACTCACCAAGGATACGAACTTTGACCGTATCACTATCTAAGCCATAATCCGAAATCATTTCATCAAGGAACTTCTTATTAGTAATCTGAACGTCACGGCTATCAATCTTATAAGTCTCCCAACGATGGCGGAACTTACGCCAACATTCTCGGAAGCGTCCTGTATTCCGTGTAGGATTGCCAAAGCTAAATTGCATTGGCTCGCCATCAGTTAATCCACCCTCTTGAACTTCAAAGATGGCGTCAGGGATAGCTGAGGCTTCATCGTTAATATAATATGATGTTGAGTTAACAGCGTGCTGACCGGCGAATGATTCGGAGTTCTCTTCTCGGCAAGTTTGAGCAGAACAAAACCATTGCTCAGGATAATCGTTGTGATATATCCGGCTGGCTCCAATTGTGAACCAATGGGACGCAACACAAAGCTTCATCCATTTCTTAATCTGTGCCCAAGTTTTTGTTTCGAGTTGCTGAAATGTATTAGCTGTAACCGTGCCTTGTGCAAATGGACGAGTACACTGAATCCAAGTATTGATCCATCCGGTCATTGCGCTTTTACCTATACCATGACCGGAACTAACTGCCATGCGAATAGCATTAACAGACTTCTGACCATCAAATCCTCTATCTCTAACCGCTTTTCCCAGATCATCCAGGAATTCACACGCCCATTCATCAGGACCATATATAGCTTTATATTTCTTTTTCCATTTGCCTTTTAACTTACAAACTTGTATTGATCTATCAGATGACCATGGGAAAGCATACATAACGAAGCCAACTGGATCAGCATAATATCGTGATATATCCTGAGCGAGCTCCAAATCTACATTAGCATATTCATTTAATGCCAACATGTTTTCGTCCTTCCTGGATTTGAGCTACTAATTCGGGGCTAAAAGCAACAGAAGCTCTAACTTCTTGGGGTAACATCTTCACCCATATTTTATAGAATTCGGTTTGGTTCTCTTTAGCAAACTCAATAAGCTTTGGAACCCCACCCAATCCTTCAAACGCTAATTGCAATGCTTCTTTAACGGCCACAGTACTTTTATTGGGTTTTCCCAATCTCGATCCGCCGCCGTACTTTGGTCCGTGTGGTCCTAATTTAGCCATAAAATCTCCAATCTTTTAAATCATATTCCATTCAAACTTAAAATGCCACAATTATTTCGCACCCAATCGCTAATTGCCATTGTTTCATCAAGGAAAGGTGGTCAAGGTGTCTAAGGCGACCAATTCTACCTATTACGTTCTTACTAGAATAATATATGGTGTTTCTATGCTATGCTATACACTCTCTATATATTATAGACACCTTAACCACTTATACATATATAATGTAATAGAAATAAGGATTTAGGCAGGAGGCTAAAGCTAAAATCCTTTAGCCTCCTATCCCTTATTTCCAGCCACTTTCTTTAATATATTCCCTAATTTTCTTCAAATCCCAACTTCCACGAGTGTATACAGTAACTTTTGCACCATCATATTTGATCTTTTTATGGTAAGGAATGAAGTCTAATCTCTTAATCAAAGACACCTTTTCGCTTCGGTTAAGATCTATTAAATCATCTTCAAACATTGTTTTTTCTTTCAGCGCAACGAATAAAGGTTTAGTAAAAAATAGATTTTTATCGTATCCAATCCCACCTTCTTTCAATAGATCCTTAACTTCAGATAAGCCAGCAATCTTTTCTTCTTCAATCATAATCATAGCTTTCTTAGAGTGGGTGCCAGGCGCTCGTACAGATTCTTTAATTATATTAGTAGGGTAATCAATCATCCAACGTCTTAGCTCAGGTCCGATATCCCTAAGATCTTCAAACAAACGATAGAAATAATCCTGTTCAGGAAGTTGTTCATTAGTAATAGGAGAGAATACAATCCAATATCGACGATCGCCTTCATCCATTGGAAGAGCATCCCGATAGTTAGTAAAGCACATATAATTCGTAACATTGTGGGATAGGAAAGGCTTTACATTCTTTTCGTTGATCTGGATCACGCTATCAGTAATCATAGGTTTAAGAGAATTTGCTGTATCAAAACGGTTATGACCAGCAAGTTTAAGCTCTTCCAGGATGTTCACCGATTTATTAGTTGCCCATCCATTAAACGTACTAGCAACTTGGGTTGTCAAAACCACACCCACATTCGGAGCTGCTAAACATTTTAAGAGAATGTACTTCATTAAGGATTTACCCGCCCCTTGTCTAGATTGTATTACAGGAGCCCAGAGAATCTTTCGGCCAGGAAACTGGATATTATGTGCTAGCCATTGCAACATAATTTCCGTATCATTATCGTTGCCAATAAGCAAACGGATATGATCAGTAATCCGATCAATGATTTCTTGTCCTTCTTTACTTATATAATCTGCAGTAAAAGGAATAGAGGACGGAATAAAGCTATTCATAACCCGCTGGCCATTAAAGGTTAGAACACGATCATCATACATAGGTAGGTATTGCGTTCCATCTAGAACCTCTAAGTAATTACCTTGAGCAACATACCAAGTCGCCGCGGGGCGCTGACCTCCTTCACCCATAGGACAGTGTTGGGTATTCTCCAAATTAAAAGCTTCAGCATTTAATAGTCGTCCAGTAGGAAGATAAGCATAACATTTATGGGAAAGGATATAAGCCCAAGATTTACACCAAGCCGGCATATCATGATTAGCTCTAATAGTTTGAACAGGTCTGACTTGGGAACGGATAGTAGCAATGCCAGGTTTAATGCCTGTGATTTGATGAAGCCGGCGCTGGATGGTGACAGATAAAACTTCACGATCTTGATCATTCATTTCTGTTTTACGAATATCAGCACAAAGAGAAACTGTAATCTCACGTTCATCCGAGCTATTGATTCGGTTAACAAACTTCTGGCGGCGATCAAAAGCTTTATCAAAATCGCTTGACTTAGCCATATGAACTAAAGTCCCGATAGTAACACGGCCATCAACAATAAAAGAAGACCAACGAGCAGCGGTTTCGCCTTCCTTATAAGTATTGCCGCCAACAGACCATTCTTCCCAAAGCTCTAAACCGCGAACAGGATCCCAATTCTTAAGAGCCATGCCAACTCGGACCCAATCACTATTTGGGATGTTGTGATCGATCTTACCAAGCAACTCAAGAACCCGTTCTTCTGTAGCCGTACCACTTCCGATCAGACCTGCAAAGTCACCAAGCTCATCATCTTCATTTGATGTTCTATTGTCTGCAATAAGCAAATCTAAAAGTTTAGACGGGGCTTCAGTTTGGTGAAATCCGCTATTCACCCATTTATATCTACCCTTCTCAACTTTACTTCCAGCGATTACACACTGAGCTCCAACAGATAGGAAATCAATACCAGGATAATCTTTTAGCTGTTTTTTAAGTTTACATCCGTAATAGCTTTGGGGTACACTTAAATAGATATGGAAACCCCCTCCGGCGGTTTTAACCGTATCCTTAATAGCTTTCCCAACCCCTCCCTTGTCGGCCAGTTTTTCGAAACTGGCCGATCCCTTGTTCCTTGGATCAATATCGATTACTAAATCTTTTTCTGATAAGACCCATCCTAAATTACCTTTATGAGCTCTAATCTTTTCTTCGGATAGTTTAGTTGATTGCCATTTCTTAAGAACCGGGCGTTTATCTTTTAAAGGAGTTAGGTTAGCATTAGCCTCGAGGTATTGATCAACGTAGGCTTTATTTACCATTTTTCTCTCCTTCTAAAAAATCCATCACTTTTTTAAGAGTACTAATATTAATTTCATCTGCTTCACCGTTTCTCATTCTTAATAAGGTAGGATAAGAAACTTTAGACCCTTCTGCGACTTTAAGCAAGCTTCGCCCTCTAAGCTTTTTAGAAAATCCTGGACCATCTAAAACTTTAACGATTCTTAACATTTCAAATTCCTTTCATTTTATGGTTTACGTATTTAAATAATATGATACTATTTCGATTAAGTAAATAAAAACTTTTAAAGGAGCTTTAATAATGTCACACTCTAAATTAGGACCATCCTCATCATCACGTTGGATGAACTGCCCAGGATCAGTTCGCATTTCAGAAGGCATCGAAGAAAAACCTTCCCCTTATGCTGAAGAAGGAACAAAGGCTCATAGTTTATCAGAACTAATGTTTGAAGATCTTGATCCAAAAGAATGGAAAGGTTATGATGAAGAAATGACTACCGAAGTAAGAAAATATGTAGACTACGTTATGGCCCACATGACTGATCCCAATTGTGTATTGTATACCGAAGTTTGGGTTAATCTTGGACAATATATCCCAGATGGATTTGGAACTGCAGACAATGTAGTTTTAGATTGGAATAAAAAAACTCTCCACGTATTTGATCTTAAGTATGGAAAAGGAGTTAAGGTCTGGGCAACTAAAAATAGCCAAGGCCGAATCTATGCAATTGGATCTTTGCTTGAGTTTGATAGAAACAAAGATATAAAAAAAATAGTTATCCATATAGGACAACCTAGATTAAATCATTTCCATTCGGAAGAACTCACAACTAAAGAACTTAAAGCTTACGCAGAGACAGTTAAGAAAGCAGCAAAGGCAACAGAAGATCCTAATGCGCCAGCCATTCCAGGAGAACTACAATGTCGATGGTGTAAAGCTAGTTCTGAATGTAAAACTCTTAGAGATTTCACAAATAAAATTGTTGGGAATGAATTTGATGACCTTGATGCTGATCTTCTTAATATGGAAGAACTTAGTGAAGTCTTATCCCATAAAAAACTAATCGAAATGTTTCTCAAAAATGTTGAAGAACGAGTTACTGAATTTTTAATTGAAGGTAAAGATATTCCTGGCTTTCAAACTGGATACAGTAAGACCAACAGGAAGTGGGGGGATGATGCAGAAGAATTCCTTATTAAGAAACTCGGTAAAGATGCATGGCAGAAAAGCCTAATCACATTAGGTAAAGCAGAAAAACTTTTAGGGAAAGAAATAGTAGCGGAACATACTGTGAAGCCACAAGGGAAAATAATTCCAATTAAGATTAAATAATAGTTTACAAACTATTTTGATTGTGAGATAATAATTATGTTTAAAAACCTAAAATCTTTTAAGGAGAAATCAAATGTCTGAAAGCACTAAAATCCAATTAAAAAATGTACG